TTCCTGAAAAAACTTGAGACAGGTTTGGCAGATGGTTGAATCTGACTTAGCGGTAAACGATCATTAGCCATTACGCATTACCTCCACCAGTGCCAGCAGACGTGTACTGACTCATAGTTCCGTAAGTGTTGATGCCAGCTCCTACGGCTCCAATAGCTGAACTTAAGAACGCCGAAGTAGCACTCGGAGCCCCGCCCACCATTGATGGAGGTACAGCACCAACCATTGTTGGTAATGGTGCAAACGGAGGTAATGGATCTTGGTACTCTTGCATTTGGTAAAACTGCTGAGAATTGAACTTTTCTAAATATCCAGCTATCGCCCCTGCTTGTTCTCTCGAAAGTTGTCGATCTCTAAATCCCTTATTAATTGCCATAATCGTTGATTGATTTCCTAGCTGCATTTGATAGTCGTTCTGTATTCGATCAACCATTCCTGTATCTCCAGCCATCGCACCAGCAGCCATCCTTAATGCTTGTGTCTTGTAATGGAACAATGACATCGCGTCGGACATCGCTTGCTCTGCATTAGCAGCATTTAACGCATCACTTTGTCGGACATAATCAACACCAGCCGAAACTCTCGTATCTCTAACAACATCCGCTTGAGCTATTGCTTTTGATAACTCGAAATTTCTTAAACTTGCAACGTAATTATTTTGCTGACCCCAATTAACTTGATCTTGGAAATACTTATATTTTTTATTTAGGTTAGATGTCTTTGCTTGTAGAGAAGCATTCCAAGAAGAATATTCATTTTGAGCTGCTTGATAAGCAACCTGATTAACATAATCTTGTTTCTTCGCTCCATAGCCCAACATTCCTTGAAAGAACTGAAGCCCTCCTGTTAACAAAGCTCCACCCGCAGGGGTTAAAGCACCACCAGCTAAAAGAGCAACCATTTATACCTTCCTCCAAAAATGACAGAACATTTGATCTGCAACCCCGTAAGGTTTTGGCTCCTCAACAATGAAGCCCAAATGTTTCAACCATCTTATAGACAATTTGTTTTCTGAGTAAACATAATTTTCAATCATTCCACCAGCCGTATCAAGACAATACTCTACCCATTCTCGCCCATGAACACATAATTGCCATCTATGATTTTTTGTTGCCGTTAATTTATCAGTTCCTAGCAACCAAATGTAACTACCCACCAACCCCGTAATACCAACTGGATCTCCATCATCTCCTTCAATTGCCTGAATCACATTGCTATTTATATAACTTTCTATGCAGGCTTCTACAGGAGACAAACCATGACTTAAACGAACTTCAGTTTTGTCCTGTTCTCTTAGTTGTTCTCCAATGACGTACATATCACCAGGCTCAGCTTTTATCCACCTCATCTAATTGCCGCCGCCTTTCCAGTTACTAATGCAACCCACTCACAAGTAGAGAACTTACAAGGGTGAGGAGTATCATTCTGGATCTCCACCATGCACCTCTCACCTCTACTCATGATTGGAACATTAAATACTCCTTCAAAAAATCGTTCATCATCTTGCGTCCATCCATCAGGCAAGGCACTTCCTAATGCTGAATTTCTAGAACCTAGAACTGTTCCATCAAACTTATAAATTCCTGTATCTCTTCCCTCTGGAAGAACATGAACTTCAAAATAATGTGATTCGTGATAACGAAGTTTTGCGTGTCTTACTTGAGTTCTTTCTACATTTGCTGCTGCCTTTCCTCCTCCTATTTCCTTATAAAGTTTAAAACGAGTAAAACGGTATCTAAAGGTATAAGACTCTCCAAAATAAATCGGAGAACTACTCCAATTACCATCAGCAACAATTGTCGTCCCAGACGTTGCTGAACCGAGATACACACCACCGTTTGCGTTTGTGGTAAACCCACTCCACGCTTGGGTTTCTGCCGCGATTGTATAAGGCAATGTCCAAGTCGTCTTCTTTGTATTTGCGTCATAACTACCCGCTGAAACTCTCATTGAGGTTGGGGTTTCAGTGGTAGTTGAGATACGCCGATCCAATAGAAGAGGATATGGAGAGCCAGCTTGAGGCTCTTGCATCCGATCCATGACCGAAATCTTTTCTAAATAAACCTTCGATCCATACCTCACTAAACAGTAAAGTGTTTCCCTTATTGCAAGCACCTGAAGGACTTCATCGGCCCCTGAGAACTGCCAATAACTCCAACTAGATTGAGCCCTTTCTGTTCCTTCTCCTGTATTACGGAAAAAGAACTTATAAACATAGATACGATCTTGATGACCAGTCTTGCCGCTTATTCCAAACATCACATTACTTGTATCATTAACAGTCATCTTGAATATTTCACTTGGGATATAGGCCGAGACATATCCACTTAGATCTGCCGCATCTGCTGTTAAAGCCGTACCAGCTCCACGGACACTGAATTCCCTAAACTGCGACCAATCTCCGTTAGCTTGTGTAAAGATAATACCCCCACCAGCTAGTTGTGGTCTGACATTCGTATCAACTTCAAACTGAGTTAGAACTGTTATTTGTGCAGTTTTAGGAGTTAATATTGTTTCGGCAGCGTTAAATCTAAATTGATATTGCGAACTAAATAATATTAATTCATCCTGATAAGGTACAGCATATTTAAGAATAGAAACTCTGTTATTACTTGCTACTACATCAATCGGATCAGTATCTAAAATTGTTGTAACTGTTTCAGGAAAAAACTCAAAGAAAGAACGAACACGACTCAATATGACATTCTCATCAGACAAGAATCCAAGCCTGTTCTTGTAGATAAAAATGTCATTAATAGGAAAACCTATAAAACTTGGATCTGGAGCTGTGTTGTAATCACCAGCTATTCGATTGCCCCACTTAGGCATCTCGCTTCCTGACTGTGTACTTTTATCAGCAGGCCCAAAGTAAAACTGACCATTTGATAGCCTCACTAAAATATGAGGCATCTTGTCTTCGTCTACCTCGAATTCAACCCCTGGACTAACTGTTTCTGTCCAAGCACCTTCTCCAAAAGTTCCACTCTTGGGTTTGAACTCAACGTAATATCCATCAAACTCATTACCTGGATCACCAATAATTGAAATCTGATAACCCTCCGGCGCAATTGTTGGTAACTCTGTAAATGCCTGAACTTCATGCAAGAAAATCCCTATATCTTGATTAGCTTTTGCATCTGTAGCAGCCAAAGTAATTGCACTTGAAGATGTCAAATGCAAAACAGAACCACTTCGAGTAATTGTTACTCCACTAGCAGAAATATTTGTTTTTAAGTTTTCTGCAATATCTTCTGAACTAATTCTATTTTCTGTAACATTGCCACCACTAGAAATCACAGCGGCAACAGGAGTAGTAACTTCTGCGGAACTACCATTAACAGTCAATTTGTATTTGTTTCCATAACTAGCTCCCTTGACCCATACCAATGCTTCATGCGCCGTAGGTCTTGCGGTAGCTGGAGCTGTAGCAGTTTTCATTGCTGGAATCTGCTTTGTATTTGTTATGAAGGTGTAATCAGCAATCGTTACAGCTCTTATATGCTGCCTCGCATCGGTAACACTTGATAAATAACTAACTCCACTTGGTTTATTAACTGTTTTAGCAACTCCATCAAGGTCGTAAACCTTTACGTCGTTGTTGCTTATTACTGCAAGATATTCTTCAGTATTATCCCTAAGAATACTATGGATGAAACAGTCTCCAAAACTGGTGCTAGAGACTTCTGCCAAGACTTCGCTTGAATCTCTTTTTCGTAAACCTTCAACGATGGATGACATGCCATTGATTTGTATCTCTCCTTGTGATGGATCTCTTTGAGCATCAGGTTGTTGCGAAACTCCTTGAGATAGGTTTGGTATCGAATAGGAACGTAAAGCCATTAGAGTCTGATTCCAGTAGTTATACGGCGAGTGCTAAGACCCGAAGCAGGGGCATAAGTTGGAAATGGCAAATGATTTCTTCCTCCTGTTAATAAATTCGCTTGCTCCTGTTCTTGTTCCATTCGCTCTAATACAACTTGAGCTGCTTTCTCGTCTTCACTTGTGTATTTGAAAGATGCGGTATCTCCTAAAACTCTCTGTGCAAAAACTCTTGCTGATCTAATTGTTATCCAACGATTAAATGCTTCTGGACATTCATCCCATGACATACCAAAAATGACATCACATAAAATGTCATCAATCGTTGTCTCTAAAACATAAGTTCGATATTCCGTGTCATATAGCCTTGTTCCTCGATGTTGATAGCGACCAGCATAAAGATATGGATCTAACGAAAGTTTTAAAACATTAGTTGGTATTTTTATTTCTCCACTTGAATCTTTAGAGAACGGATAATCTCTTTCTGTGTTCCAGCTCCACCCTTTAATTTGCCCCTCTTTATGAAACTCAAGTAGTGTTCTTTCAGCAATCCTCGCATCAGTTATTTGTTGATTTTCTAAGGTGTTAACTGGTTGCTCACCTATATTCTCAAGCAAAATATTTACTGCATCTAGCAGTCCACTTCTACCTGGGGTAACTGACTGATTTGCTAATCCCATTACTCATCTACAAGGGCGTTGCATACATTGTATTAGTAAGCAAAAAAAAGAGCCAGCTTTCGCTGGCCCCTGCTTTGCAATCTCTCTTATTTAGCTTACTAAGGAATAACAATTTTACAAGCTGACTCAGCTCGTAGAACTCCCATACCTAGTGCTTGTCTTGCGACCATAAGATCTGCTTGGTGAACAACTCTCCACTCTTCACCTGTTAACTGAAGTGCTGGAGATAGTAGTGAAACAACACCAACAGCTTCCTTGTTAAAGATTAGACCCTTACACTTACTCAAGTTCTGAGCGTAATCTCCATTGTGATCACCCGCTACAAGCGTGTAAGCACTTTGAGTTACGTGATTAGAGCTAAGAATAGGAATCCCAGCAACACGCAATGTGCGGCCATCTGCAATGGTTCCAGCTCCACCGAAGTCAGCGTTGATAGCACGACTTGATTGTGAGATGAGGTAGTAATCCTCTGGAGTAAATACCGCATACATGTCGTCGATACTTACGTCCTTCTCTTCAAAGCCAACACGAGCGTCAAAGATCGCATTAACTAGAGCATCACCTTTTGCCTGACGAGTAGCACCTGAAGCTGTGTAATCAGTTCCAAGTGTTAGTCCTTGTCCTGTTCTACCAGCGTTAAGAGTTTTGTTTAAAGGCTCAGTAGAGTTACTTGCCGCTGCAAAGATCATCCTTGCAACACGCTTGTCATACTCAACGGCTAAAGCACGTCCTAATTCCTTCGTGTAAATCTGACGAACGTCGAAGAATGACATTAATTCGTCGACGTTATAGATCGCCGCGTCTGCAACCATCAACGCATCTAGACTTATTACACGCTCATTCAAATCGCTGGGATCGTTGATGGTGCCTGTAAGTTCGGTGCCTGGCTGATGGTACGCAGCGGTCATTTTACCCGTGATTGGGAAGGCTACACTTTTGCCGCCTCTTATGTTTCTTTCACGGGTTTTGCCTTTAAAAACCGTGGCGGTCATGAAGGCTTCCATTACCTCGGCAGAACCGAGTTTGAGCATTAAAGCTCTATCCGTATCTAGACCAGAAGCACCAGCACCCCAAGTGGCGGCTGCGCCTTTTACCTGACCTAAACGGCTGAGTGTTACAGCCATGATGAGTTAATTTTGTAGAAAAGTACTTTTGTTAGATAGCCCTTCCTTCGCTACTTAGGTTATCCACCTTAATGGGCCTAAAGCTTTTGGTTCGCTTTCTTACTTAAGGCTATCCCACGCAGGACTTCTTGCCAACATTTGTTTAACTGATTCTTGGTAAGCTGGATCAGTTTCGTATATTTTTTGTCCTCTATCATTCGTTTTACTCATTGCATCTAATACTTGTTGCTTACTTTGGAATGTTGTCTCACTAGGGACATCTCCACCCCCTATAAGCTTAGGCTCCACAACGGCATTAGGACTTTCCATTTGCATCTGAACATTACGAATTGCCCATTTAATTGCATCAATATTTCCTGATTCCATTGTTTGATTAAAACTTTCAACCATTTCTTTACTTAAATTCTTACCAGCCCATTGATCTAATTTTGAGTAGGCATCATCGCCACCAATTTCATCTTTAATTGATTGTTCTTGTTGTTCAGATAATCCCTGTGGCTCAGTTGATTGAGGAGCCTTAGCTCCACTTACATAATTTTCTACAACTTGTCTAGGAACATTAAATGCTTCAGCAAGAGTGTCGTAGTGCTGGCTTATATCTTCTCCACTATCTGCTTTAAACATCACCTCTCCAAGATCCATTCCTTTTTCTGCTAACGCTTCAACAGTTTCTTTCCCATAAACTTGAGCCGCTTGCTCCGCTGTATAAGTTTCAGCTTGTGGCTCAGTTTGCTCAGTTTTAGTTTCAGGCTGAGTTTCAGGTTTTTGCTGCTGATTTTGAGTGAACTTTCTTTGTAGTTCAGCGTAAGATTTTGCTAAGGCTGCATTGTCGCCATTAAATTTACTTAGAACTTGCTGTGCATCTTCATCAACCTGACTTTCTTGTTGAATCTGTTCAACTAATTCCTGTTGATCAGGACTAGCTATCCCTTCTTGTCCTTCAGGAATAGTTAGCTGTGGAGTGCCTTGTGGGGTCGCGGTCATTGTGCTTCTTGGGGTGGATTTGCAATTTCATTAGCGGTTTGAGCAGCATTAGCTAACTTCTGCGGATCACCCATAGCTGATTGCAGTAAAGCTTGCTGTTGTGCTTGCTCTTGGGCCTGCTGTGCTTCAGCTTGTAGCTCTTGCTCAGTCTTGATTAGGCCCAAAGTGTCTATGCCCATTGAGTAGGCAAGACGAGTAATTAACTCAGTAGGTTTTAAGTACTGGGCTAATCCCTCTGGCCCAACTGTTTGAGCCAAAGTCTGTGTAAATCTGACTAACTGTTCTAACTCATGTCCTCTTCCTACGGCTGCTAGACCAACAGTCATTATTGGTTTTACTAAATCATCAGGTAATTTTGGAACCTTATTCTCCCTAGTTAAAATGTCTAACTTCCTTGCGACGTATGGGACTTGAAATTCTGTTTGTAATATCGAATACACGGAGCCGATGCTTTGTTCCGTAATGAGCTGGGTCATTCTCACTTCT